TCCTTGTTGAGCTTCTTCTGGTCTTCAGCTAGGTTTATTCGCAAAAGCTCCTTCTGCGCATTGCCTAGCTCTTCAAATCTATCCACTAGATTATCAAGCTCTTCTCTAGTGTCTGCGGTCTGTGATTCGGTATCGCTCAACGCAGTCAACAATGGACCAGCCATAACGCCAGCAGCAGCACCGGCGAGAATGCCAAGCGTCCCGAAGCTCAGCAACATATCAGGAAGCTGGACGGCCAAGGCGCCAAGGTAGTTGCCAGTCACGGCACCCTGCTGCGCGACCTGGTTAAGCTGGAATGATAGGTTGCGGGTGGCGCTGCCCATGCCGTTCGCGGCCTTTTCGGCCTTGCCGCTTTCGGCTGTCATGGATTTTGTCGACTTTTCAGCTTTTCCCGCTGAAGTGCTCAGCTTGTCGAGCTGTGCCTGTGCTTGTGTTACGCCTTTGGTTTCTGCCTGTATAGCAAGCTTGGCTATGTCTGTCATTTAATCACCTGCCCATTCTGGCGTTTCGTGTTTGCCGTGGCCTCGGTTGCGTTCATTGAGCCAAGCATTGGATAGTTGAACTAGGGCGAACGCCTCGTTTCTTGTTGGTTGGATGCCAGTGATGTCTGACCATGCTTTTATCTCCTGCCATGTTACAGCAGTGCCAAGGCCAATTTCGCAAAGCCAATCCCAGAGATAGGCCAGCTCGCCCTTGCTTGGAAAGCCAAGCATCCACTGGTTAAGGCGCGGGGTTTTCTGCCCTTCTTGCGTGGCAGATAAGAACCCCATGAGCTTTACGAAGACTTTAATTTGCTCGTAAGCATCTGAAAATAGCCTTTTTTTTTGCCTAGGTGCGCATCAACACAGGAAGCCATCCAAAAATAACACGGGTCTTTCAGCAGCTTTTCGCACTCTTCTTTTGAAAATGGTATTTGCTCGCCGTTTTCGTCTTCAATGCCAGACCAGCCTACAACAGCCGCTAAGGACTGATTAACAACCCATGAGGCAAGCGGCTCGTCATCCGTGCTAGATTGAACTAGCCGCGAACTGTTCACAGTGAACTCGCGGCTCATTGGCGAACAAACTACAAACTGAATACCAACGTCGCCATACTCTGGGTGGAGAATGTCGATTGTTTCGTTTTCTGTTTTTAGCTCGCTTAACTTCATCAGGCTGCTACTTCAACGATAGATGAGGTCAATGCCAAGTTGCTAGACTTCATGTAGATAGCGCTGCTTGTGCCTTCCGACGTCGGCGCACTGGTGACTAGTGTTTGGACATATTGAACTAGGCCTGATGCACGCTCAACCTTCAGGCTGATAGTGGCGCGGGTATTCAATGCGGTCTCGATGATGCCTTGTCCAGCATCTGCCTCAACAACGCGATATTGCAAGGCGGGGTCGCCGTAGTTTAGTGCGCCGTGTGCTTTCTGCGTGATACCGTCTTTCAGGTCAACATGGTTTAGGATCTCGTACGACGGGCCAAACTCACCAATAGATGCGACACCAGTTACTTCTGAGAACGTAAGAGCCTCATAGCCAGCTTGGTCGAATGTGGCAGGAATATCGGCAGACACAGAAACAACGGTGCCTATGTTTGTTAATGTATCAGTCATTATGTTTTCCTATGGTTTAATGATTTTCGATAGTTGTATTTTATCATTCTGCATACTCAAATGATAGCGGCAACACAAACACGCCGCCCCGCTGAAATGGCTCCATTGTTTGCGGACTGGTTGTAATGCGTATGGCGTCCACTAACACAGTACCTAAGGCGAACTCGGCTTCCAGCAAGTCGGCAATGTCAGTTAGCTGTTTTATGCCGTTGTTCTTCTTATTGCATACGTTGACTTGACCAATACCACGGCGGAATACTTTTGTGTCATTCATGCCAAAATCACGATCATTTGGCGCAATGGATAGTTCAAGCCATGCTCCACTAGCTGGCTCGTTGAAGTCGAAACCAATACTGTTGATTGGTAGACTATTGGCCGTGGCAAACGCCTTGGCCTTGTCCATTAGTGCGATTTGGATTTGAGTGTTGGTTGTCATCTATGCGGCCTCTATTCGCTGCTTGGCTATATTGAAATAGTTTTCATCCATCTCAATACCTATGAAATTCCTCCCAGTATTAACACAGGCCACGCCAGTTGTGCCGCTCCCCATGGTAAAATCTAAAACCGTTTCGCCTTCATTAGTGTAGGTCTTAATTAGATACTCCATGAGCGCTACTGGCTTTTGAGTGGGATGCACTTTCCCTTTTTGGTTTGCGTTACTGACTTCCAATATACTTTTAGGGTGCTTGCTCTTGTATGTTCTAGTGTCACCATAGTTTTTAATTCCGTTGGCCTCTCCACTTGAATATGTTTTTCCCGTGCGCTCTTTTTGTGGTGTTTTTATCGGGTAGTAATTTACAGCCCCATCACAAAATACAACCACGTCTTCATGTACTTTATATGGCTGCCATTTTAGAACCTGAATATTTCCTCCTTTTTTC